TTAAAAGCTGCTGTCTCAATGGCATCAGTAAGAAAAGCAATACCTTTACCAAATGGAAAAGATTTTGAGTTTTTTATGACACCAATGACACTTGCAGAAAGAGAAAGAGCTAAAAGGATGGCTAAAACAGATGATTCAACAGACTTTGCTTTAAGACTCTTAGTTGAGAAAGCAATGGATAAAAACAATGAAAAACGCTTTCATGTTGGTCATCTTCCTGGTTTAAGAAATGCATTACCAGCCACTCTTGTTGAAAAAATAATGATGGCAATGATTGGAGAGGATGATGATCAAGATGAGGTGCAAGAAGATTTAAGTATCAAAAGCACTAGCAAAAGAGTTAAAAAAGGACAGCCAACTGATAGCTGAATTATTAGTTGCTAAAGAACTTGGTTATACATTGCAAGATTTAAGAGAACACATAACAGCAGAAGAAATATTGATTTGGCACTCTTTTTTCCTATTGCAAAGGCAAGAAGAAGAAAAAACTATAAATAAAAATAGAATGAGGCGATAGAATAAGTGAATCAGCCTCAGGAATAGGAATGCAAGAAACTTTATTTTTAAAAATTCAGACTAGTGATAGTGAAAGAAAGTTAAAAAAGCTTGAAGGCAATATGAAGCTGTTTGAAAAGGCAGCTAAAAAAGCACAAGGCACATTGCCTAAAACAAATAGAGATATTGAAAAGCTTGGCAAGAAAGCGAAAAAATCAGCGGGTGATGTTGATACTTTAAAAAAATCACTTATTGGTTTTGCAAAAGGTATTGCTGTTGGAGCTGCTATTACTGCATGGTTTAAAGGATTTGCAGAAGCTGATAGAGCAAGTGGAGCTGTAAAAACTTTAGGAGTAAATGTTGATGAATTAAAAGGAAGATTATTAGATGTTTCTAGGGCATCAGGCAATTTAAAAAGCCAAACAGAACTATTAACGGCTTCATATGATATTGCATCTGCTGGCTTTGCTAATGCAAATGAAATCAGTGCAATTTTAGCGGCTTCAATTGATGGTGCTGTTGGTGGAATGTCTTCATTGGCTAAGGTTTCAGATGCTGCTACATCTGTAATGAACTCTTATGGGTTATCAGCAGAACATGCAAGAGGGCTAATTGATGGATTTATACAAACACAAAATGACGGTAAAATTGTTGTTGATCAATATGCATCACAAATTGGTCGAATAGCTCCAGTAGCATTTGCCGCTGGAATATCAATTGAAGAATTAAATGCTGCAATAGCAACTGTTACTGCATCTGGTTTACCAGTTGAACAAACATTTACTGGAATGGCTCAGGCAATTCAGGGAATAATGAAACCAACAACAGATGCTCAAAGACTGGCAAAAGAATTTGGTTTTGAATTTAGTGCAACTGCTTTAAATGCAAAAGGTTTAAGTGGTGTATTGCTGGATATGAAGACGGCCCTGGGCGGGAATAAGGAAGCAATGAATTTAATGTTTGGAAGTGTTGAGGCAACAAAAGCTGTATTACCTTTATTAAATGATGATTTAGTTACCTTTAATAAGAATTTAGAGAATCAAAAAGATAGCGCAGGTGCAGCAGCGGCGGCCTCGTTAATTATGAGTGGAACAGTTGGGCAAGCTTTAAAACGGATCATGAATGGTCTTGGAAATGTTGTTAGGAATTTGGATTTCTTAGGCGTTGCCTTTAAGGGATTACTAGGAGTTGTTGATGGATTTATTCAAGGTTTTCTTGGGTTGCCTAAATGGTTTCAAATTGCTGCTACTAGTGCAGTTGCTCTCTCATTAGCAGTAGTTGCTGTTGTTCCTTTAATTGGTGGCCTTGTTGGTGTCTTTGGATTATTAAAAGGAGCTGCTGTTGTTGCTGCTGGTGGTTTAGGTATTGCTTTAGCACCTATTTTGCTTATTGCTGCAAAGATTGGAATTGCTGTTGCTGGAGTAACTGCTTTATGGGCTGCATTTAATAAATTTAGAGATATGAAAAATATGGATAAAGAAGGTTTTGCTGCTGGTTTAATTAAAGAAGGTGATGCTGGAAAAGTATCTGAGGAGCTTTCAAAAGTAGAAAGGGAAATAGCAAAACATCAAAAACGTATAGACAATATGAAAGAGGGTAAATTTAATTTATTTAATGCTAACCCTGAGAAATTAGAAAAATTAAAAGCATTGCAGAAAGAGTTGCTTGAAGGTTTAGAACAAATCAATAAAGCTTCTACTGAGGCAGATTCAAAAACAGATGGGAATCCAGAAGGTGATCCAGAATTAAATAAAAGAGTTACTGAATTTTTAGAAAATAAGGTGAATTTAAAAACAGCAGAACAGAAAGCTGGAGAATTATTAATGGAACAGTTAACAGCAGAAAATAAATTACTGGAAGCTAAATTACTTGGAACTGAAGAAGTTGAAGAATTAGAAAGACAAATTCTTGAAACAAAATTAAAAGGTGCTGGATATGATGATGATGCAATAAAAGCTATTCTTGATAAAAATAATGGATTGAAAGAGCAAGTAAGCCTTCAAGAAAAAGTTGCTGAATTGTATAAATCAATTGGGGATGATATTAAATCAGGTCTTGTTGACGGTATTAAATCAGCAATTACAGGAGCAAAAAGCCTTGGAGAAGTTTTATCTAATATGCTTAGTCGTATTGGAGATAAGCTTTTAAATCTAGGAATTGATAGTTTATTTTCTAGCATTGGTGGAGGTGGAGGTGGATTATTTGGAAAGCTATTTGCCAAAAGTGCAGAAGGTAGATATGCATCAAGTCCAATGGTTAGTTCTTTGGCTGAAAAGGGAGAGCCAGAATATGTAATCCCATCTGGTCGAATGGAAGAGGCAACTTCTAGATATCAATCTGGACTAAGAGGAGAAAGTGTTATTCCAAAAGGATCTGGTGGAGGCTCTGGAGGTGGATCTGGAGGATCAACTCAAGTTTCTTATACTGGGCCAGTGCTTAACTTTAATTCAGAAGAATTTGTTCCAAAGAGTAGCGTTGAATCTATTATTGCTAGTGCATCTTCTAGAGGAGCAAAGGCTGGAGAAGCTAGAACGATGAGTAGCTTAAGAAATAGCCGTGGTGCTAGATCAAGGATTGGTATCTGATGACTGTTGTAGCTTTAACAGCATTCTTAACTATTACGGATAATGCTGGTAATGATCCAGTTTCTTTTGATGGTCTAGAAGGAAATTCTTTATCCTTTAGTAAGTTTCAAAATGGAAAGCATGAAGGAATAGGAGATTTTAAATATCTTTCTTTTTTATATCAAGGCGCAGCGATGAATAGATCAGGAGATAACTTGGAGGCTTCTTTGATCCTTGCAAATACACCTTTAACCATGTCTTATGTAAAAGAATTGGTTGAGAAAAAATATTATGTCTATGTAGAAACTTATTTGATGACCAGTGATTTTAATAAAGACACTGCTGCTAAAAATGGGGGAAGGTTAACCGCTGAATATTGGTTAGCTGCTGGGATGAGCTATGACGTATCAAGCATTGAATTAACTTTGAGTTCATCAATAGATGCTGTCGCAGCAAATGCCCCTCAACAAACACTGACTAAAAAAAGGTGTGCATATTTGCCATTAACTGGATCATTGCAGAACCTTTGAAGCCATATGAGTTGATTGGAAAGAGATATAGATTAGGCAGTAATTTTTTAGAGCATGGAACAGGAGATTGCTTATCTTTAGTTCAAACGGTATTAGCTAATTATGGTTTTACTGT